ATAGGTGTGGCCCTGTAAAAGCAGGTAAGATTCTTGCTGAGTGTGACACAGAGATGAAGCTGTGGGATGCTTGCCTTGAGGCTTACGAGGGTGACACAGAACGTGTCATTGAGAATGCTAGGCTACTATGGCTACGCAGAGAAGTAGATCAGCTATGGGAGCCACCCGTTGAGCAGAACAAGGACAGCTAAGGCTAAGGGTAGGACAGGCCAACAAGAAGTACGGGATAAGTTGCTTGAGACTTTCCCTGAGTTTGAGCCTGATGATATCAAGAGTACTACTATGGGCGACACAGGGGAAGACATACAGTTATCTCCCGCCGCCCGTAAGAAGATGCCTATAAGCATTGAGGTTAAACGCAGGAAGGGTGAGCTTAAGACTGTCTACGGTTACATTGAGCAAGCCTCCAAGCATGGCAAAGGAGAGCCTGTAGTTTTCTTTCGTTCAGATAGAAAGCCTTGGGTTGTCATGGTAGGTATGGATCACTATGCTGAACTCCTTAGAAACTGGAAGAAAGAATAACTATGTCAATAAAAATATGGGACATACTGTATGGCCCTGTCTCTAGGGAAGACAGTGAGGATGCTGATGATTATCCTGATGAGTGTGATCATATGTTAGTGTGTAAGGTAGAGATTGATGGTGAGATGGTGGTTGCCGACTATTGGTTTGAAAACTTTGAAGATGCTAACGAGTGGGTCAAACACTTTAGTAAAAGCATTGAGCCACTTGAAATAAATTATGGGGGTGAGTATGATACATAGCTTGACAACTCTAATAATTTTAGTATAACTAGGGGTTTCCGAATATGGAATATGAAGTTATATTAAATGTAAAAGTAGATCCAAACTGCAACTACTTAGAGGTTGATGACAATGAAAGCTCTAGGGTAGTCTTAGAGTTGATACAAGATATGCTCTATGAAATAGACGATCTTAGTGTAGATAAGATAGAGGTAACACGCCGTGACTAAAGTAACATTAGATGATGTAGAGTACGATTCAGATAACTTTACTGAAGCCCAACAGAATATCCTTGGAGAGATTAACTTCAATAATAATCTGTCAACTAATCTGAACTACCAGCTATCTAGCCTGAAGGTTGTATTAGATTTACTTGTAGGTAAACTTAAAACATCTCTGACAAAAGAGGTGACAGATGATAACTAAGGAAGACATGAAAGCCTTTCAAGACTACAGTGATTGGGTTGAAGATAAGATCGTCACCAACCCTAAAGACAGACTTGTAGAGAATACACTGGGTCTTATGGGTGAAGCTGGTGAGGTTGCTGAGAAGATTAAGAAACGTATCAGGGACAACACCAAGGTAGAGCCTGAAGAGATTGTCAAGGAACTTGGTGATGTTATCTTCTATGCTACCGCATTGTCAAACTTCTATGGTGCAAGCCTCGGCATTACTATTGCTGAGAATATGATGAAGCTTGATGGACGTGAGGCTAGGGGTACACTTAAAGGTAGTGGAGATGAGAGATAAAGACGTAAGCAAACGTGCTGCAGAGTTAATGAAACCCATTGAACAGCAGATACTAATGTGTGATAACAGGGAAGAAACCCTACTGTTTGCTTGCGCTATGCTTGAGAGGGCTAAGACTATTCTTGAAGCCCATCTGGGTGAGAGAGGACGTATGGAACTATTTGTAATGGGAAACGAACTATGAATAACAATTATCTACCAACAGATTATCAAACCTTTATTGCTACCAGCCGATACGCACGATGGTTAGAGGATGAAGGACGCCGAGAGACATGGGGTGAAACTGTACGCCGTTATCGTAACAACATCTTAGCTTATGTTATTGGTGATGACCCTAAGATAATGGACGAAGTTGAGACAGCTATCCTAAGTCTTGAGGTCATGCCTAGTATGAGGTCACTGATGACAGCAGGTAAAGCTGCAGACAGGGACAACACCTGTATGTACAACTGTAGCTACCTACCCGTAGATGATCCTAAGTCTTTCGATGAGGCTATGTTCATCTTGCTTTGCGGTACGGGGGTTGGTTTCAGTGTTGAGAGACAGTTCATTACTAAACTCCCTGATGTTCCTACTCTTTTCCAAAGCGACACGACTGTCGTCATCAAGGACAGCAAGGAAGGATGGGCTAAAGGTCTCAGACAAGTGTTGGCACTCCTATGGGCTGGTGAAATCCCTAAGTGGGATGTATCTAAAGTCCGACCCGCTGGTGCTAGACTAAAGACATTCGGTGGTAGAGCATCTGGTCCTGCTCCGTTGATTGATTTGTTTAACTTTGCTGTTACTACCTTCCGACAAGCACAAGGACGTAAGTTGTCTAGTATAGAGTGTCACGACCTGATGTGCAAGATAGGTGAGGTAGTTGTAGTAGGTGGTGTTCGTCGTAGTGCTATGATTTCATTGAGTAATTTATCTGATGATCGTATGCGTCACGCTAAGTCGGGCAACTGGTGGGAGACAGCAGGTCATAGAGCCTTAGCTAATAACTCTGTGGCTTACACAGACAAGCCTGATAGTATGTCATTCATGCGTGAGTGGACAGCCCTTATGGAGAGTGGGAGTGGTGAACGTGGAGTCTTCAACAGAGAAGCATCAATTAAACAAGCTGCAAAGAATGGCCGTAGAGAGTCTTGCTATGAGTTCGGAACCAACCCATGCTCAGAAATCATTCTTAGGCCGAATCAGTTCTGTAATCTTACGGAAGTTGTCATCCGTGCTAATGATAGTCTGGAAGACCTTACAAGAAAAGTCCGCCTTGCAACTATACTTGGAACAATACAATCCACGTACACCCATTTTCCATATCTGCGTAAAGTGTGGAACACGAATACAGCGGCAGAAAGATTGCTCGGTGTGTCTCTCACGGGGATAATGGATAATAAGCTGATGACCTTAGAGAACAAAGGGTTGTCCGAAACATTGGAGCATCTTAAAAATGTGGCTGTTTCTACTAATGCTGAGTGGGCTGACCGTCTTGATATCCCTCATAGCACTGCTATTACTTGCGTTAAGCCCAGTGGAACAGTTTCCCAACTGGTTGATTCAGCTTCTGGTATTCATGCTCGTCACAGTCCCTATTATATCCGTACTGTTCGTGGAGATAATAAAGACCCCTTAACACAGTTCATGGTTAGTCAAGGTATCCCCAATGAGCCTGACGTTATGAAGCCTGATGCTACCACAGTGTTTAGCTTCCCAATGCAGTCACCACTAGGTGCAGTACATACGGCTGACATGACAGCACTAGAGCAGCTAGAGATGTGGCTGATGTATCAACGTCATTGGTGTGAGCATAAGCCTAGTGTGACAATCAATGTCAAGGCTGATGAATGGTTTGAGGTAGGAGCATTTGTGTACAAACACTTTGATGAGATGTCAGGTGTATCATTTCTACCTTTCAATGAGCATACATATCAGCAAGCACCGTATCAAGAGTGCACCAAGGATGACTATTACAGTATGATAGATGCTTCCCCGTTAAAGATTGAGTGGGATAAGCTGGCTGAGTACGAGCAAGAAGATAATACTTCTGGTATGCAGACTATGGCATGTACGGGGGATGTGTGTGAGATGGTAGACATTACTTGAAGTATGCACCTTAGCATGTGGGTAAACTGCTATACAAAAGGAGAAATATTATGGTATGGATATACGTAGTAATACTAAGCCTTATTACAGAAGATGAACAAAGGTTTCATGTTAAGACACTTAACCTTGTTTTTAAAACAGAAAGCTCTTGCCAAACATGGCGAGAACATGATATGCTACGACTATACGAAACAAGACCTGACGAAAACTCTAGGGCAGTAAGTCAATGTGTGGCTATGCCTTTCAAACTGCAAGGAACTAAATCCTAATGGCTGTAAGAAAACCTTTTAACAAAGCTTTGTATGAAGCATACGATGCTGCTGCAAAAGATAAACTTGTAACTCTTCTTGAAAGTAATGGACATACTATTGTAAACACAGAAGAAAATTATTATGTAGACGTAGTGTCACAGAAAGAAGACTACACGTACTTCAATGAGGCAGAGGTAAAGGTTGCTTGGGATGGTGACTGGCCCTCACACTGGGCAGAGATTAGGATTCCAGAACGAAAGCAAAGGCTGCTTGATAAGTATGAAGGTGTCAACGGAGTGTTAAACTTTTATATTTTTCGTAAAGATATGAAGCAGTGTTGGCGCATTAAGGATACTTGTCTGACTAAAGAAAGTCTTAAAGAAGCTAAGGGTAGATACATTCAGAAAGGTGAACAGTTCTTTCATATTCCTTACACTGATGCAGAATTAATCAACTTGCAAGGAGAAACTTAATGGCTAAGTGGAAAGAAGATGCAGCTTGGACTAAGCCTGACATGGTAGATCATCCACCTCATTACAATGCAGCAGGTATTGAATGCATTGATGCTATGCAAGCTATGGCTGAGGATGCACCTGTCAGTGCGCATGAAGCATACTGTTGGCAAAACTCTTTCAAGTATCTCTGGCGGTGGCCTTACAAGAATGGTCTGGAAGACTTGAAGAAAGCACGTTGGTACTTGGACCGACTAATCAATGAGGTAGAAAAAGAATGAAGCCATACGATCAGGGCAGGGAAGCTTTTATTAGGGGCAAGTTAGTCAACCCATATAAGATTGACACACGGCCTAACAAAGATTGGGAGTTCGGTTTCAACACTGAGTATTTCAAGAACTTAGAAAAAGTGAAACAGTATGAGCAACTTAGAACAGGAAGCTAAAAAGTACACACGCAAGAAGCGTAACCCTGACATGATAAAACCCCTCACTGCCCGAAGGTACCTAGCAGGACAAGCTCTTGCTGGAATACTTTCAGGTAGTAAGGGGTTTCTAAATATGTCTGAGGTAAAGCGTACAGCATACGAGTGGGCAGACTTTATGTTAGAGGATGATGATTAGT